CAAGTAAAATACTACCATGACAAAAATTAGAACACAACTTATGGATATAACTGAACTTGAACACATAGAGTTGAATACAGTACAAGAGAATGGCCAAAGATTCTATTGTGATGAATTAGGCAGAAAATATCCAAGTGTCACTACAGTTGTTGGGTTATCAACTAGAGATCATATAAAACTCTGGAGAAAACGAGTCGGTGAAGAAGAAGCTAACAAGATATCTACCATGGCATCAAATCGTGGTACAAAGTTTCACGCCTTAGTAGAAGAATATCTCAGAAAAGAAAAAGAATATATAGAGTTCGACAACATACTACAAGAAAGTATGTTCAAGTCAGTTCAACCAGTGTTAGACGAAATAGTTCCTCTTGCTATAGAAGCACCATTATATTCAGATTATCTAAAGATGGCAGGTCGTGTAGATTGTGTGGGTGTGTTCGAGGATGCTATTGCAATTATAGATTTCAAAACAAGTTCAAAGTACAAAGAAGAGAAATATGCAAAACCATGGTTTCTACAAATGACTGCATATGCAATTATGGTAGAAGAACTCACTGGTCAACCAGTTGATGAGTGTTGTGCTATTGTAGCAGTAGAAGGTATGAATGCATTTCAATTGTTTGTGACAGATCCTCAGGAACATGTGACAGAGTTGCTTGATCTGAGACGAAGATATGAAAATGTTTATGGAGTATAATATGAGTGATATAAAAATTGAAATTGGTAAAACATACGAAATCTCATGCATGAATAAAAAGAGTGTATATGAGTTAGAGTATTGGACTGATAATGATAACGATAAAAATCGTGTCAAAACAGAAACAATGTGGCGAAATGGAGAATGGTTGATTACACCACAAGATGAAGATGAAGTCGAAATGCTAACAGCTGCAATGACTCAAGGAGATTCTGATTGGTTTGAACCACAAGCATTTCAGGAAAATGAGTTCTTAGAATGTTGGGATGGTTGTTCATTCGACATGGAAATATTAGAGTTTGATGGTGATGAAGAAGCCAGAGAACAGTTAGAAGAAAATGTATACGAAGAAGGAACTGGTTATTTCTTCGATAATAATTGGGACACTGTAGATTGTGAATATCTATTTTATGGTCCAATTGCAGTAGAAGAAACAGAAAAGAGGGTATTCTAATGGCAGAATTTTATGACGATAGTAAGTTTGATCTAAAGCAAGACTGGTACTGGTCTAAGATCATTAGTAAGAGAGACGAGTTGCAGTATCAGGAAAACGAAGAAGAAATGCATGATGTTCTCATGGAGTACTTAGAGTTAGATGATCTTGCAGACTTCACTGAAGAACATTTAGAGCAATGCGAAGAGTTAGTAAGGTACTTAGAGACACCCTATGGTGAGGGTGGTGCAGGTTTCGATGTGGATACTTCTGCACACTTCTATGCTTTATGGTATGTCGTTGATTCATGGATCAATACATGGCACGAAGGTAATTGGGAAGATTATTACGGATAATTATGATTAGTAGAAAAGAATTTACAGAACAAGTGGAAAAACTACTTGTAGCTAATAGGTCAGATGTAGTGAGTGCTATATTGAAAGTTTGTGAAAATAACAATATGGAACCTGAATCTGCAAAAAGATTGATCACACAGCCTCTCAAAGAAAAACTTGAAGCAGAGGCTAAGAGATTGAACTTAGTAAATAGAGGGAAAACCAGTCAAGCATCACTATCTGGCTTTTTCAAAAAATAGGAGTATATTATGGAAAAAGGTGATATCGTAACCGTTGTAACTATGTCTGGTGAATATGTCGGTGAATTAATTGAAAACCAGTCTGGTTATGTCGAACTAAAGAATCCTAGAATGATCTTATCAGATGGTCAAGGAAATATGGGATTTGCAAAAGGTATTTGTGTGTCTGGTATTGAAAATCCAACATCACAGATATTTCACCAATATGTTTTTGTAGCAGAGACTAATGATAAAGTCGCTGATGGCCACAGACAAGCAGTATCAGGTATTACAGTCGCACAACCTAAGATTGTGACCTAATGACCAGTAGAGAGGGATTTGACGCTTACACACTTTACTTAGGAATCAAGTTGCATTTTCATTCAGAAGATTACAACTTTGTTCGCTACAATGGTAAAGTAAAAGCAGACATAAATTCCTTTCTCAAACGAAAAGACAAATACCATTTCGGTAAACTGTATAAAACATATAAAGACAATCTACAAGATTTCTACATTGCAAATCTATCTGTAAAAGATCAGTGGGCAGGTGATCTACTGAATGAAGAAGCAGAAAGAACATATAAAGATTGGAAGAAAAGAAATCAAAAACTATCTTATATGTTTGAAACAGAAGTATCAGACTTATTGAGAAAGAAAAACATCAATCAAGTATTAGAAGTAAAGAATGGTCAACATCCAATTCTACTGAAAGAATACATGAAAAAGAGTGTATCATTGGAAACAATCTCTATCATGGACAACATTATAAACTTTACAGATAATTGGAAGAAACAGATATCAGAGAATGTTGTCTTTCCAGATATCTGTCGAAAGATTATAAAATACAAATCTTTTCTAACTGTAGATGAGAAGAAATACAAAACTAAACTAATAGAACTATGCTCACAATAGTAGGTAATGGACCTAGTAGAAAAGACTTTGATTTGACTACAATAGAAAGATGGTATGGTTGTAATGCTATATACAGAGATAACCATACACCAGAATTATTGTTTGCAGGTGATATACCAATGCAAGCAGAGATTATTGAATCAGGTTATCACAAAGAAAACAAAGTTGCCTTTGGAGGTTGGGAACCTTTAGAGATTGCTATGTTAGATATGATGAGAGCAGGATTTGAATACTCAGGACAAGAACAAAGAGTTTTCTTCAATGAAGATGATGATTTTTTTGTCTGCCAAGGAAATGAAGAGTTTGTGGATTTCTTGGGATTTAGCTCCCTTCACAGACATAACATAGTTATGTATAAAAATCCATTGCTCAAGAACTTATTTACAGGTATGAGTGCTTTAGGGTATGCCCTAGAAAACAAAGAACCTGAAATTGCATTATTTGGATTCGATGCATTGGAATCTGGTAATGTAGATAATGTATATGCTGGTACTGATTTATATCCGTATAAATATACAGAAGAAAGTAGAGTCTTAGATGCTCAAAGGTCTCAGTTTATCGCTCTTTTAGAGCATTACAGAGATACTAAAGTATTTTTTCAAAAGTCACTTGACGACTATATTGAAATAGACTATACTGGACTTGATTATTATGAAAGTAGTGATCGGTGGATTCTAGGTCTAGGCTTAGAATCTGATACAATGCAATAAGATGTCATACAATAGGAGAATACAATGTCAACATCATTAGATAAACTCAGAGCGGCTATGGAAACCGCTTCTCCCCAAGCAGGCGGAGAAACAAAATCCTACTCAGACGATAGATATTGGAAACCTGAACTAGATAAATCTGGTAATGGGTTTGCAGTTGTTCGTTTTTTACCCACACCAGAAGGAGAAGAAATGCCATGGGTCTCATATTGGGATCACGGTTTTCAAGGTCCAGGTGGCTGGTACATAGAGAAGTCTTTGACTACTCTCAACAAACAGGATCCTGTAAGTGAGTATAATACTCAATTATGGAATACAGGTATCGAAGCAAACAAAGAAATTGCAAGGAGACAGAAGAGAAGACTTCACTATGTCTCTAATGTCTTTGTTGTTTCAGACCCTAAAAATCCTGACAATGAGGGAAAAGTCTTCTTATACAAGTATGGTAAGAAAATCTTTGAACAACTCAAAGAAGCTATCTCACCTGCATTTGAAGATGAACAAGCGATCAATCCTTTCGATCTCAGAGAGGGTGCGAACTTCAAAATCAAAATCAGAAAAGTTGATGGTTATTGGAACTACGACAAGTCAGAATTTGATTCAGTTTCACCACTTTTTGAAGATGAAAATAGACTAAGTGAAATTTATACTTCACTAAATAGTCTATCAGAAATCATTGCACCAAGTGAGTTCAAGTCTTACGAAGAACTCAAAGAGAAACTAGACAGAGTGCTAGGTCTCTCAGGTGGTGTGAGTACATCAACTGCAGAATCAGTTGCAGAAGACCTAGATGAAGTGCCTTGGTCAAATGTAAATACTGCATCTGTAGCAGATGAACCTGTAGTCCCATCAGTTGATACCACTTCGACAGAATCCGAAAGTGATGATGCGATGGACTACTTCAAAAGATTAGCAGAGGAAAGCTAATCTTTAGTTAGGGGTGATAGTATTATTTGTAATGTGTCCTATGAAAGTACTATCATTGACTGAGACCGTGGAAAAATGGGGGTACTCAGTAAGGGTAAGATGATGTGTGTAAAAGCGGTGTCATCGGTATGTAGCGGGAATGCTGTAATGCGTGGGGCGAACATACACTTTTAGAGAGAAAATATGCCAAGTGTAAAACCAAGAATACATCCGAAATCAAAATTTGTCGAACCATTCGATAAATTACTTCGAAGATTCAAAAAAGATTGTGAAAAAGCAGGTATTGTGCAGGAAGTTAGAAATAGAGAACACTATGAAAAACCTGCAGCTAAAAGACATACCAAATATCAAGAGCTTCAACGAAGAAAAAAACTTGATGCTAAAAGGGATAGTAATAAGAGTTATAGAAGAAAATAAAATGTCAGGTAAAGGATCAAAAAGACGACCACAGTTTATATCAGACAAAAAGTTTGCTGATGCTTGGGATCGCATTTTTGTCAGAAAAACCACCCCACCTCATGCATCTATTCAGGTGCATACAGATAAAACTAAGTATAATAGAAAGAGATTTAGGGCAGACTCAATCGAGATTGGATAGTTCCATCTAACTGGCTATATGAACTTAGACCAGTACTTGTATCAACAGCAGTACCTAAACTAAATGAACTGTTTTGATTCACACTGTTTACAACATTCACAGGACTTTGACCTCTTTCGTATTCTGCCTTTTTCATTTCATATGCTTTTTCATAATTAGCGTCAACATATGCTTTGATCTCATCAGCACTAGCATTTGGTTTTGCTAACATAAGTTCATTTTTAAAGGTTTCTTTGAAATCCGCTAGAGAACCAGGATCAGGAGACAAGAATGCATTCATTGATTTTTGGTTTTCTAATTTTTTCTTTTCAAAATCATTATAAGCTGTACTAATAAATGGTTGCATAAGTTGGTCACGAAGTTCTTTGTTAGTCATACGAACACCTGAACCACCTTTACCATCATTTATTAGTTTTCTGCCTAAACTTTGAGCAGTTTCACCTGGTGCTAACTTTCTAAGAAATGTCTCACCATTTGGACCAACAGCCGTTGAATTTTCCCATTGTTCTCTGAATTTCTTATTATTAGCTATGAACTCTTCATAACCAGGTGTGTCGGGAGTTATACCTATTTTATCTAAAACTCCTTCAGGATCATACATTAGTTTGAGTGCATCGTCTATATTTGCAAAATCAAATATCTTTTGTGCTGCTAATGTAGCTGCTATTCCAGTTCCTAAAGATACAGCTGCCACGCCAGTTGCTGTGTAAGGATTTCTAGCAAGACCTTTCAATGATCTGGCAGTACGAGTAGCTGCTGAAGTTCCTATTGCAAAATATGATACATTACCAGCTATTGTTGCTGTGTTTTCGACCATGATTTTTTTCATAAGAACTTCACGAACTTTATTCAGTTCTTCACCTGTAAGAAGGCCTTCTGCAAACATTTTTTCTGCTGTTTGTAAGTTCTGTTCTTTTTCTTGTAGATTATTCCACATTTCCCAACCTGTTAGACCAACAGCAGCAATAGAAGCACCTTGTGCCATTTTTTTCAACATCCATCCTGGAACTTTATTCACTTGGTTGACAACTTTTTGACCAACGGTTGGTTTAGAACCTTTATCTAATTCCAATTCTTTTAGTTTTTTTGCGTTTTCAACTTCAAGTTTTTGTTGATCGATGGTTTTTTGAATTCTTGCTTTGTCTCTATCAGTCTTAGCCTTTGCTAGTTTTTCCTCATTATTAGCAATCCACTTTTCATTTTTTGCTATAGTTTTTTCAGCATTAGATATTGTTCTAGTTCTTTTTTCAAAGTCTTTTTTAGATTCATTCATGCCTTGGACAGCTGTTCTAAGAGCACCAGCTCCACCACTTGCGACATCGGCAGTATCTTCTACTTTTTCTGGACTACCAAATAGTCCAAATTTATCGTTCAAAAATTTGACAAGTCCAAAAACGGCGGCACCCAGCAATGCAAATTTTGCTATACTGCCTAAAAGACTTAGATTGAACATTTTCATTCGCTTGTTTGTGGTAGCAAGTTGTCTATTATTCGTTTTTTGAAGTTTATTAGATTTTTTTAGATCATCTGAAGTCTCATCAGCCTGTTTTCCTAGACCAAAGAGTTTTTTACCTGTCCATGTTAATGGGGTTGCTAGAGTTCCAAAGAGATTTTTAGCTGCATTGAACTTTTTAGTAGCATCATCAAACGCACTACCAATGTCAAGTAGTCCACCAGAGAGTTCTTTTATAGAATCAGAGAAAGTTGTGAATTTACCTGATTCAGAAAGTTTTTTTAGTTTATCTATTCTTTCTTCTTCTACCTTTTGATACTCTTCAGACAGGTTTTTATGTTTTTCTTGTTGTTTTTCTATAATTTTAGTAAAACCTTCTCTTACTTCTTGTTCTCTAGTCGATATTTTTTCAGCATTTTCATTGAATTTCGTGTGCAATTCTTCTCTTTCTGCTAAAGTAAGATTGCTTTTTTCTAATTCATTCTCAATTTGATCACTGTATCTTCTCAATGCGGTCAAACTTCTATCTTTTTCTAAACGCTCTTTTAGTTTTTCCTCAGTTTTCTTTAATGATTCTTCAGCTTGAGTTACAGCATTCGCCATTTTGACAAAAGAATCGTCTTTCAACATAGCATTTACTTGTTTCTTAAAAGCACGAGCATTCAAAGCTGCTTGAAAATCGTCTTTTTGTCTTTCAGCTATAGATTTTACTTCATCTGATAGTCCCTTATTGATCTTTTTAACATTGTCAATAAGGGATTGCGTTCTTTTGTCTAATTCGTCTGCCATTTATATCTCTTATTGTTTGCCGAATGCTTTTCCAGCTTCTGCAATACCAAATGAACCTAAAGTAACTACTACAAAGGAAGTGTAGATAGTGTCTGATATAACTAAATCTTGTCCCATATAACCTGTGATTAGATCAGTGATACCAAATACCACCATCATAAAGAATGATATAAAACCAATTATAGATTTCTCATTGATATGATTATCATCCATGAACAAAGAACCTAATGTAAACTTCTCTTTAGGCTTTGCTTCAATAGCTGCCTTCTTGAGGTCTTTGGTCATTTCTTCCATTTCTTTGATCTTATCGTTAGCATCATCTAATTTTAGCATTAGATCAGTATACTTTTCAAGATCAATATTTACTTCATTTCTATTTTCAACTGCGTCACTACTCATGTTGTGTCCTCCTAGAGTGTTACTGTTGTTTTTCCATCCTCTCCCTTTCTTCTTCTAAGTGTTGTAGCAAGAGGCCTACATATATCTCTCTTTCCCATGGCATCATATTTTCTAAATCAGATAGAGAATAACTATGATGTTGCATCAATTGAAAGTTTGTCGAATAATAATTGACAAGCGTTTCATGAGAAAGAGACATTAAAAAAAATTGTCCATTCCTCTCAATGTTCGAGTACATTCTTTGTTACACACATCACAAACATATGTTGCATCTATGGTAACTGTAGGTATCTCATCTAGGAAATCTTTTATCTTTTCCATTTGTTCTACCGTTAGACTCTCAACAAACTCAGTTATCTCTGCTGGTGAAAAATCGATTGCATTATAAACAGTGTCACTATCATAAACAGTGTCAATAGCTAGACATGCTAGTTTGACTAATTGATCAGCACCTGTAGTTTGTTCTGCATTAGCAATATCTTTTGCAGTTGGTACTTTTAGATCAACAAATATTTCTTCACTAATCTGTATTCTGGATTCTGCCTTGTTTTCTCCTAGTACAAGATCATCCAAATTTACAGTAGCTTCACCGTTTCCGTCACAATCTAAATCAGTACAATAGAGATTCATTTTTATGTTTTCTCCTACTGATTTAGCTCGAATATTCAAAA